GGAATACCTTGCTTCTAGGAATTACAAACTCCCGGAAGGCAAAAGCCTAACAAGCTTTTGCAGGTTACGTCGTAAGGAGCCAACCTATTATGGCAAGCTTGACTACATTCGCGAATATGCGGATGGAGCACTTACGAAGTCCTATTCACTACCTGACAGCTACCGAGCTAAGGAGACTATAGATTGTCTCTTTGGCCGCGGAGCCGATGGTCGGTGGATAGGGGGGCCTTTTGCTTCACATGAAGTGAAGTCGAAGGTTATCCCTACCTCCTGGAACTACGGGCCTACTATTGGGTATCCGCCATTTTTGCGGCCGCCTACGTGGACTCGTAACGACTTTCGGTATATACCAGCGTTCCTTAACGCACCATCTCCTAAGCTTTTGCGGTTGTTTAATCCGCTCGCTTTGGATGCTAACCCCGAAAGAATATCTGGGGCTAAATCTCAAGCACTTGGGAGACTTCAATGGGCGAGGAATTCCTCGAAACCAGAGAACACGTACGCCGATTTTGCACAAAGCATTATCGAACTGCGTGAGGTGTCACAACTTGTAGGCGGACGGGCTAAGTCGCTCGTATCCGCCCTAGCTGCTGGGTATCTCATCTATGAATTCGGATGGAAACCCATCATCTCCGACGTTCAAAAGCTCGCAAATCTTGCGCGAGCCGTTCAAAAGAAGATTGATTTTCTCAAGAACAACGAAGGAAAAGTGGTGAAAAGGACTCGTGTCCTCTACAACATCAGCCGTTCTCTCGGAGAAATTGGTATCCGAGAATTTGGAACGCCGTATCCGTGGGGTGGAACAGTGGAGCCTGCTGAAGGCTCTCACCCCATCTACGGTACTGCGAACTATAAGGCTGCGTATCATACCTCAATTAGGTATGTTCTACCAGGCATCGATCGGTTAACGTGGAACGAAGAGGCGTTTCAATACCTCATCGGACTACGGCCAGGCTTAAACCTTGTGTGGGACGTTACGCCCTTCACTTGGCTCATAGACTGGTTCAACAACCTAGGTGATCTGATAGAGAACGACTGGCAACCCAGGCTTACCGAGTACACTCAAAACGAAGAGTGGATTACGGTTACCTGTTCTATTACCAGCACGCTACGCATCCCAACGGTTACGGGGGGAAGTTCAAACCGGAAAGCCCACACATCAGCGCGGGCAGAACGTACAGATACGTTCAAATACCGGATGATTCCACCTAAAGACGCGCCATTTCAGCCTTGGGACCTAACAGGTTTCTCGGCAAAACAGCAAGCCATCCTTCTCGCGCTTCTATTGTCCTATAAGTAAGGACTCGCGCGGTCGGGATAACACCATCAATAAGAGGAATAGCAGTATGTCTACAGTTTCGTCTCCTACCGTTAGCATTACGCTTAGCGGCATCGGTGCCACCGACTTCACAAAGTCGGAGGTCGATAAGGGCTCAGTCACTCGAACGAGTGATAACGGCCTTCATTCGATCCAGCACATTCATCAGACCACGAAGGCCGGTCGTCGGCGCGCAGTTGTGCGCCTTTCAACGACCGACCCGGCAGATCCGCTTGTAAAAGCTACCTGCACCCTGACTCTGGACTTCCCCGTTGGCGAACAAGCCTTCGGAGTTGTCCCTGCCAGGGCAGTGGTCGATTTCCTCCAGGCTAACACCTGGGAGGAGATTGATTTGCTGGCCGCCGGACACAACCTGGGTTAACCCCAGGGTCCCATTCAAGGGATGTGTGGAGACTTGACATAAGACCATGCTGGACACCACCTGCTAACTAACAGGAGTATCCTTAAATGGAGCATGTCATGCTACGCCTTTTCAGGTCCGTATCTATGGACCTGATAGATGGTGCTCGGATAACCGAGGCAGAACGTAGTACTAGAAAGCGTGATCTCTCACGAGATTACGCATACGTGCGACGTCGCTTTAACAGAGAGGGGGTTTCATTTCTTACGAAATCCCTTCCCGCTTTCGCCAAGCACATAGTGGCTTGTGTTGAAGCAGGATCCTACACTCCTATCATTGGCTTTAAGACCAAGAATGGAGGATGTCTTCCGGCATTTCTGTCCGGTGAGACCTCTAGGATCTTCTGTCTTAGTACGGGGTCCGTGTTGGACCGCGTCGATCCCTTTGCCATTAAGTCTGTGAGGCAGCTATGCCTTTTCAGTTCAAAAGCGAAGGCTCTTCCCGACACTAGCTTGTGCATCTCTGCATTTCGCGAATATAAGGAAGATGACGATGCGACCTCTCAAGAAAGTCTTTGGAGTACCAGTATATCCACTTTCGGATATACTGTCCATTCGAACGACCAACATTTTACTGTTGATCGCCGGTGGAACTCTATTGACTATGCTGGCCGGCTGTTCCTCCAGTGTGGAAGAGCAATCGGGGCCGAGTTGGACAGACGGTACAGTCGTAGTGCGGCCATTGGCCAATCTACTTCCATACAATCTGGACTCAGGCCAAAGCACGGACCTGGAGCTGTTGCTGAACGCCTTGACGACGATGGTAAGTGGAAGCACATCGCTTCTCACGATCCTAGCCGCCTTGGTAGTGCTTTTGACGTTTGGAGCTATCAAGCTCTTGGCGCCGCCGGCACTTCAGCAGAAGTTGGTAGGCTATCTCAAGCTTATCCTCCAAGCAGGCTCATCGCTGTTCCGAAAACGTCCCTGACGCCGAGGCTCATCGCCTCGGAACCCTGTGCCAATCAATTCTGGCAACAGGCGCTCATGAAAGAGCTACAGGATGCGTTTGACAACTCATGGCTGCGTCGGTCTATCGACCTTAGCAATCAAGAGAAGTCACAGCGGCGGGCCCTTTTGGGGTCCACAGATCGGAGCTTAGGCACAATCGATTTATCGAAAGCGTCTGACTCCGTCACACTCGACCATGTGGGGGCTTTATTCCCACATGATTCAGGTCTCCTGCATGCCATAATGACATGTAGAACCGAAACTATTGACGTGCCGGGCTTTGGTTTGCACCGGCTAAGAAAATTCGCGTCAATGGGCTCAGCAGTGTGTTTTCCCGTCGAATCCGCCGTGTTCTTGGCCGCAGTTGCGGCTTCGATCATTGGGCAGGAGCAACAACCTTTCAGTAATGCGAGGTTGGGGAAAGTCTGTCGAGAGATTACTGTGTACGGGGACGATATCATTGCCCCCACACGGTATATTCCGGGCATCATGCGTGATCTCCGCAAGCTTGGGTTCATTCCCAACGAGAGTAAATCCTTCTATAGGAGCTACTTCCGTGAAGCTTGTGGCCTAGACGCCTATGCTGGGGTGCCGGTAAAACCGGTTTACCTTCGCGTAGATTTCTGGACACGCAGTCGGCTGTCAAGTGAAGATGTTGTAAGCCTGATCGACACAAGTCGGCAGGCCGTAGACGCCGGACTAATCCGCTATGGTGAGTTGCTTCTTGACCTGGTAGAAAACCAGTTAGGGAAGCTCCCCTATAGTGAAACAGTCCAGTCTCACTTGACACATAACCTTATTTGGAGAGACACAC